ATCGCAACCATGTCGCTAGGGACGTAGTTGACTGTGACTTCCAGAGAAGGAGCATCAGCCTGACCTTGAACCTGCGAGGAGGTTGATTGGCCGTAAACAGGGACGTTTACAATGTTAGCTGGTGTACCGACCGAAGGGAATTCACGGACAGAAGGCATACGAGTAATTTCAGCCGAGTTAGCTGCTTGGAAGAGGGCTGCAAATTCAGCCGAGGTGTCTGTGGATGCTGGGATTGTGCCAGCAAACATGTCGAGGTATGTGTAGATACCTGCGCCAAGAGTAGTAATATGTGCCATTATTTAGTCTCCGTAATGTTTGAATGTAATGAAGTAGGATGCGCTGTAGAGCGAGCTATTGTCGCTGTCTATCCCTTCCACCCGAAGGTGAGAAGTTCCAAGCTCAGTTCCGTTATTGAGTTTTTTGTTTTTGAAAACAGAGTCGAGTTCACCAGAGATTTGCATGATACGTTTCTGGCCTTCACCAGCTTTCACGAAAATCTTTAAAGCAATCAAGCCTGAAAGAGAGGTAAGTCCACCATAAGCTTCTCTTGTGCCTGTTGTAGGCAGAATGAAGAGTCGGCAGTACTCGTTTGGGTTTTTGATTTTACCAAAATAGTTGTCTGGAATGACTTCGATACTCTTACCTGACCAAACAGGGGAGGCAATCACACCATTGATGTCTGCAAGAAGAAGTTCATACATTATGAGTCCTCTCTTACTAATACTAGGGTGATAACGAAATCATCATCAGCGTAAGATTCAATGTTATACGTTTTGTTATTGATTGTTAGTGTATCATAGATTGAAACGTCAAGACCAGATTTCAACATACCAAAGGTCTCAAAAGACTCTGATAGGGGCCGTTTGGTGCTTGTCACGATGATTTCAACTTTTGTGGTTGAAGAGGTAGAAACAGCTCCACCTCCTGTAAAGTCATAGCCCGTTACCTTCTTAGAGGAAAGAGTTCCTGTCTGAACAAGATCACCCACGGCTGCAAAAGCTTTGTCTACAGCGTTTTCGATCGTAGTTCTTAGGGACATTAGTTTCTCCTCCACCAAGTGCTAGTACCACCCTTAACAAGCAAAGGCTTGATAACACGGGTAGCGTTAGGTGTCTTAATCGGAACCTTCTTTACATCCTCATTAGAGTCTGTCAGGGCAATCGATCCAACCTTGATAGACTCGAAAGTCTGGGTTTGTCCACCTAAAAGATCTTGGTTCTCGATCAAGTGAAAGGCTTGCTCATAGACAGCAACCTTTACTCTGTTTGGAACCTCGTCCACGGCAACATCAACCAACTGACCCATCTTTGGATCGAAGTAGGTGACGTTGTTCCGTGGCCAAGCAAGAGCCTGAGAAGGACTAACAGCGGACCCAATCCAAGCATTTTCGTCGATTATCTGCGTTGCAGTAACCAAGGCTTGCTCCTTGACCTCCGCACTGGAAGTGAGCCAGCTAAGGCTATCAATGCGGTTGTCGAAGTAGGAGTCAGCCTCAGTGGTATCGACATAGCTATTTGTGTTGAGTACTAGTGCCATTAGTCCCTCCTGAGATTAAGCGTGGAAGATTGGGAGAATGCCCAAGTTCAGAGCGTCCATTTTACGGCCCCAAGCGCCAACAGCGGCGTAAGAAGCGTTCGTAGCGAAGACGTTAGTAGCGCCAGCCCAGTCGTAACCGTAAGGGTGCATGATGGAACCGTAGCGGTACCAAATGTCAGTCGAACCACCACCAGTATAAGCAGCAGCAGCACGCTCAACTTCAACAGGAGTAGAAACACCGATTGGAGAGAAAGTGACGGACTCTGGCTTAATGACAAAGGTAGCTTTTGTGGACATGACGTTCAAGTCACCAACAGCAGCACCAGCAATCATCTGGTTAGCACGAGTTGGGATCAAGCGGAACTTGCCACCAAAGATTGTGGAGAATTCAAGGTTACCATCGGTGACGATGATATCATCAACCAAGTTAGCAGCGCGGAATTCAGCCATGTTCTCAGGGCTAGTTACCATGTACATGTAGTCTGGCTCGTAGTCTTTGAAGGCCATACCAATTGCTTGGAACAGGCGCTCACCACGAGCGGCACCAGCAGCAGAACTATCGAACAGTTTACGGGCGTCTACAGAAGTAGTAGCAGCGGCACCGAAGAGACCATCAGCGTTAATGTCAACGAAGAAGCCTGTAGCAGCGGCATCGGCGTCTGTATCGAAGGTTGTGAAACCACCGTTACCAACACCACCAGCGTCACCAAGAGCAACTTCAGAAGCAGCGACACCTTTGAGAACAGCCAACAGGCCGTTGTGCTCGTCTTGACCACGGACTTCAGCGAAGTCACGGGCGATTTTCATAAGACCGTCTTGCTTAGAAACGACCTCTTGCAGGTTTACCTGCTTGGCACCGAATGTGCGAACAGTCTTGATGTACTGTGCAACATCAGTGGTGATGTCAGTGTAAAGACCATCGGCTGGGTTAGAGAGCGACGCAACGTTGATCTGTGCGTTCAGTGGCTTGTACCAGCGGAACTGACCAATAAAGCTTTCGCCTTCAGCAGTGATGTCGTCACGGGAGCCGACGATGCCAGTCGAGTTCAACTTCTTTTCGAAGGTGTAAAGCTCGTCTGTGTAGGCAGAAATCGCGAGAGCGATATTCTGGAAGTCTGTATTTGTAATAGCCATTGTGTAATTCCTTGTTTAGAATATTATTGTTTTGTTATAGGGAATAAGTCCCAAGCTTACCACTTGCGGCAAGCTTTAGAATTTCGGCGGTTGTTGTCTCTGTGATAGCCTTCTTCTCTGTTGTGTCTGACGGTCCATTTGGAGTCTGTTTACCACCGCCTGTGTTAGTTTTAACTTTGAACAGGAAGTCGTTGTCAGGGTCTTTAGAATAGGCTTCGACGAAGGCTTGGATAGTCATGCCGGACGTATGCGCCCAGTTACCATCACTGTCCTGCTTTAGTTGCTCAACAACATCTTTACGCGCCATGTCACGACTCCGCTCATTCTTGAAGTCAAGGGTTGAGAGGGCGTTATTGACAACGTTGTCTCGCTTGAGGCTAGTGTTCTCAGCTTTCAAAGTTTCTAGTTCTTTGTGGGCTTCAGCAACTTTCATTTCTGCTAGTTCCTGTAGTTTACCTTCTTTCTCAAGCTGAGCCATTTTCTCAGCAGTTTGGGCTTTGGCGAGATCTGCTTTTTCCTTTTCGGTCTTAGCAAGCTTCTCAGCCATTTTGTCCATGTTTTCTTTCATCTTAGCAAGGCGTTCATCTGCTAACTTCGCAATACGCGCTTCGATGTCGTTTTCATCGGGCTTGTTACCTGAGTCATCATTGTCATCTTCTTCTGTTTCACCAGCTTCCAACTTTGCAATTTCTGCCTCCAAGGTGTCGATCTCAGCTTCAAGAGCTTCCTTCTTGTCCTCTGCAACAGTTACGAACTCGCGGCGTTTAGTGTCTAGCGCCTTTTTCATTTCTTCTAATGTCATGGTATCTCCTTAAGCACAGCTTAAATTATGGGTTAACAAAGGTACAACCTTCGTTTGTTTGTTGTAGGGTCTTGACTATTACAAATATATCATGGACCAATTCCATACCAGTCTTCCCCTGTCTTAAAGGGAGCCAGAATGTCTTTTCTTGTTATCTTGTTTGGTGGATCAATGAGACCAAGCTGCTTAGCCTGACGTAGTAGATCCTGATAGGTCGAGTAGGACATACCTTCTTTGCGCATGGCATAGAGGGTCTTCCTAATCGTATCGCCTTCGAGAGCATCTGCATAGATGGTTCTCAAGGCTGTTCTTGCTCTTTCGGCGTCGGCAATGTTTGTAAAGAACGCATCGTGGATGGTTCCTGTTCCAATGTCATTTTTACGACCCCAAAGGTGAAATCTTCGAACAATCACAGCGTCATTACTGTGGTTGCCGTTTACTCCCAGTCCGATAGAAGCATCTGCTAGAGAGCCTTTGCCCAACAGTTTCCCGTCTTCAGCACTGGCCTCGTAGATGTTCTGAACTCTCCGGCCTGTAACAGGGTCTCGGAAGTCAATTCTTTCTTGGAGTTTTGGTCGGTATCTCTGCATCATAATCTTTCCGTCGAAAGTGACCCAAGGGATATCTACTTTTTGTGTTTCAGCAACATAGAGTCTGGCTACCTTCTTCCAGAACGTAATAAACGTTTCTGTGACAGGTGCTCTTTGAGCTAGGTTTTTGGACATAATACGAGACACAGCCTCGAAGTCTTTTGGGCCAATAAGCCCTTGCCTAGCGTTCATAACCTTGTTGACGAAGTCACCTGTATCCGGATGGATGTCGAGGGCCTCTTTAAGAAGCTCACGGCCAACAGGTGTGTTGTTGTTTACAAGTTCTACAAGTTCCTTTCGGAAAGCCTGTAGGTCTTTAACTGTTTGTACTGCATCTAGTTTTGTAGCGAGCTTGATCTGAGAGTCAACTGTTCTTAGCTGATCTGTCAAGTCGCCTTTGGTAATCGTTAGAAAACCTTTCGAGTCAAGAATTTTAGAAAGTTTGTTCGCAACGTTAGCTGTCTTTGTAGCTTCACCAGCGCCGTAGAAGGTAACCATGTTCTGCGCTTTGGCAGCTTTGGCTAAGTCTTCCCAAGTCAAGTTGGCGTTTCTTAGAGCAGCAATCTGTAGAAACTCTGGATCAGTAATTGTGTCCTGAGCAACCAAGTCATAGAGACGGTTCTTTCTTGTTGTAGCAAGTACGTTTGAAGCCTCAGCAATCGGCCTGTCACCAGTAGACAAAGCAATGATTTGAGCACCGCTAGAAGAGGCGTCGTTCTCGATCATAAGTTGTGTCTGGTAAGTTCTCAGCTTGCTTACGTTAGCAAAGTTTCCGTCTACATGGTCATGGATACGTTTGTACTCCAAGGCCAGACGAGCCATTTTACCTACCTCTGCTCCTTCAAGTCCACGGATAAGAGGATGTTCTAGGAACTCTCTGATACGGCGGTCTCTCTGGGTTGAGGCTTGTAGTAAGGCTCCGACTTCTCTCAGCTTAGCTTCATTCCTTGCGAAGATAGCACGTCTACCTGCCTGTGTCAAGGCTTCTGTCGCTGGGCCAATTAAGGCACCAAGCTGGATTTGAAGCTCTCTAACGGAGTCTTGGTCAATAAAAACCTTCTTGCCTGAGTTCAGGAAAGGTCTAACCAGTTCTCCGCCTGTCGGCGTTAGGTAGCCACGGTGATAAACCCGTCCACGCGAGTCAATAAAGGCTTGCGTTCTGAAAGGAGAATTCCGTAGTCGGTGGTACTTGGCTGTGGTCATCATCCCGTAACCCTGTTCTCCACGGTTTAGGATCTCATGACGAAACTCGTTGATACTGTCATAGTACTTTGAGTTACCACGAGGGTCACGGAACCTAACGAGGTAATCCATGAAGTCAAAGAACTCATTGTCTACAGAGTATTCCACATTCATAACGTGGTTCATCATCTGCGCCATTTCAGCATCAATCTGCTTTGGGTCGTAGTCAGGAAACTTGTTAGCGGAAATAATAGGAATACCGGAGTCATTACCTCTTGCATCAACAAAGGTTTTCTTCCCTGCTTTAACATAGAGACGGTCGCGGTTATTCACTGTTCCCAAGCGTCTTGCGATAGTGTTTCTTCGTTCTGCTTCTTGTAGCTTCAAGAGTGTCTTGTCGATCACCTGAACTTCACGGCTAACTGTATCACCCCAAGCACCAGAGGCACGGCCTGTATCAACATCATAAACGCCTCTGCGGGTTTTACCACGGAAGTTTACTCTGATAAGGTTTTGCTCTTTCATAAACTGGAGGATCTTAGAACCTTCAGCATGGTAGCTTTGTAGAGTGTGGGTAACGCCGGGGACCAAGTCTCCGATGTCAGTAGCTAGGGTCTTGCCTATGCTGATAGCCAGACTATCGTAGTCAGTAGCTTGTCCAGAGGCGGCTAGCTTGAAAGCCTTTGTCATACTATCGAGGGCGCGTTCATTGAGAATTACCGAGGTTGGTCTCTTAGAGAGGGTCAAAAATTCTAAGTCAAGAATGTAACGTGTTTTCTCATTCAGAGTCGAAATCTGACGTATCCACCAAGAGTCTTTGGGTTCTTTGTCTTCAAATTTCTTCTTGAAGTCACGGTAGGCTTTTCTCAGGGGGATAATGTTGTCTAGCATCTTTTGCTTGAAGTCTTTTACCTGTTTTTCTGTAGTAGTCAAACGGGCAAAGTACGTTCTCATAGGCGCTCGGCCAGAGAAGTACATTTTATTTGCTAGGGCTTTCCCCTCAGTACGACGCCAAGCGTCAATGTAGCGTTGGTCAGCAAGATGGTTCTTTGTCAGGTCTTCTAGGGTGTAGTACTTACCCATGATCTGGACCTGTGGACCATCACCACTAAGGTAACGTACAAACATTTCCGAGCGTTGACGAGAACGAGTATCAAGAAGTCTTGAGACGTTCTGAACAGCAAAACGATTTTCCGCTCTCATGACAGCAACAAAGTCAGCCCAAGGCTCTTTATCATTGTTATGACGCTGGAAGACAACCCGTAGGTTTTCAATAGCAACAGTTTGTTGATTGACAGAAAGCTTATCATCTAGACCAGCCACAGTACTTTCAATGAAGTCCTTTTGGTCTGGGGTGAGGTCTTTTGAGTTCCTCATAAAGTCAATACGCTCTTGGTAAAGGTTAAAATCGGGATCATAAAGGTTGTTGTTCTTAATCTCTCCTGTCAAAGGATCAGCGGAGAAGTTACGTTCATCAAACTCATTACCCACACGTCTACGAGAAGCCTGTTTACCGACAAGAGAAGTACCCTTGTAGTTTGTCAGGGAGAGCGTAGAGTTGAAGTCATCCGCATCAGAAATGAACAGTTCACGGAGTTGATCCCGATAGCGGGGGTTAGACAACAACGTTGCTGGGCTTTTGATAGGGATGGAGAAGTCAGAGTTCTTTACGGTTTGACGTGGACGGAAAACAGCAGTAGCCTGAGCGGCCTTTGCTCGGAGAGCCTGAATAGTTAGAGCCTTACCAACAGGGGTAATGAACTCAGCAGCTTTCAGCTTTCCTTGCTTGAAAAGGTTAGCAGCATCGAGGGAGCCAAGCATTCTTACTTGAATCTCTGTGCTCTGTCTTTTTAGCCAGTCTGTAAAGTTAGGGGCGTTTGCAGCCTTACCGTTGAAGTAAGCTACGTCTAGATCAGCAACAGGGCGTTTCTTTACGCGGGCTGAGTCCAGAAGCAGAAGGTCTTCTTTGCTCTTTACAACAGGAACCATACTAGAACGACAGTTCCAGTGTAGAGGTGGTCGGTACTTCATGTCTTTGATGTCGTAGACTTTACCGTTGTGGAAGCTACAAATAGGGCTTGTCCTTGAGTCAAGGATAGCTGTAAACATGTAGCCGGAAAGGACCTCTTCGTTGCTCAACATAACCTTGTTTAAGGCCGCTGTTTGTGTAGAGGTTATAGCAGTCCTCGTTAGAGTTCTTGCTTGTATTTCTGTAATCTTTGTCGTCTTTAAAACGTCACTGATAATTTCTTTGCTTGAAGCACCTCTTGCGAGTCCTGCCTTAACCTTTGTCTGGATACGAACAAGTTCGCCAGAGGAAATGTTAGAGAGGTTTGTAGAAAGGTTGCTTGGGCCTTTGATGTTCGGTCCAGTAATCTCAGCAAGGAGTTCCTTGGTTCTTGGGCGCTGGGCCTTATAGAAACCACGGACTTCTTTATTGAGGTTGTCTGTATGAAAGTCTAGCTGGGAAGTAGAGAATTCTGTCAGGCTGCGTTCTGCATGGGACTTCAATTCTTTACCAAAGCGAGTTACTTCGGGACGGACATCTGTTCGAATGTTGTTTGTCAAAATGTCACGGAGACGCTTGCGGTGTCTACGTAGAATTCGGCGGTTATCAACCTGAACCCCTTCTTCGTATAACCGGACATCTGCCATGTGATTGACAATGCGGTCAAAGATCTTATCATTAACGTTCATCTTGTACTCCTGTGAGTAGTAAGTGATTTATTTTGTTGGCAAAGGTAGAGAGAATCGAACTCCCGTACGGGGTTTTGGAGACCCCTGCTTTACCACTAAGCTATACCCCTGTATGGTGCCGCCGCGAAGGATCGAACTCCGGACATCCTGATTACAAGTCAGGTACTCTACCAACTGAGTTACAACGGCCTTGGCTCCTCTCCTTGGACTCGAACCAAGCCTCGTCCGATTAACAGTCGGGTGCTTTACCACTAAGCTAGAGAGAAAGGGTGGTGGGCTTTTCGTACCCACCGTGGCCTATTGGCAACGAACACACTTCACCGTAGTGTCCTACGTCCCCCAAGGTTTTTAACCTCCGGGCCTAAAAAGACCATGCGTATAGTCTTATTCGTCATCGATCTTGATATCATCATCGCTTGGTTTTACGATGAGAGTATCTGTCTCAATTTCTTGGATCGCTTCCTCGTCATCATAGTCTGCTGGAAGGAAGTCGTTATACTTAGCAATGTTGACAAACACAGTACGAGGGATAAGACCCGCTTGGTACCACTCACCAACAAGGCGCATTGCTGCTTCACCACCCGCCATAGGCGAGAAGTCGGCAGACATCTGGAAGGTTACTTCATTTGGTTCAAGGTCTAGGTCGTACTTCCAGTTGAGCATGAAGACAATTACTTCTCTCATGGTACCGGAAACCTTAGCGTTAAGGGAACCTAGCTGTGCAGTCTGGGAGGCGTTTCGAATTTCCAAAGCGACACCGGAAGCGGCTGGCTCTGGTGAAAGCATACGGATACCCATCTTAGCCATTTCTTCGACAGTGGCTTCAATTGCTCGGTCCATGTCTTTGAGGGCTTCTGTTGGGGTTGCTAGTACGGTAATATCGTCTTCTCGTCCAACACGTAGCCAGCTTCCAAGACCTGCATCTACCACCTTATCAAAGTCATCGTCAGTCATATCAGACTTGACAACTGGGGTGTAAGTTGCAGCACCATAAAGGAGGTGGTTGCGACGGGAAATTTTGTTGTAAAGAGCAATCTCACGATCAATCAAAGGCATAAGGATTGGCTCAATAGGCTCAATCTGCCCGTTGAGAGGCCAAGCAGGAATCTCTGTCAGGTTTTTACCCCAAGCCATAGGAAAGAAGGTGTTTACCTTTTCGAAGCCAGCTTCTTGAAGGCGATCGCTGTACTCTTGCTTTGTCTCACCGTTAACAACTTCAACAATCTCATTGGAGTCTTTCTTCTCATAAACATCAATTACAAAGTTACCAGCCTTGTCAAGGTAGTGATCACTCACAGTATCAATAAGATTTGGGTGCCAAGGGTTATCGTCCTCAAAGCGTTGTGTGAGGTAACGAGTAACAAAACGTGTAATGGTTTTCGACTTGGTAACAGGGTGAATGTTTGTTTGAACGTTGATTACGTTCTCTGCCTCGATAAGAACAGGGTAAGGGGAAAT